ATGTCTATATTGAGGTGCCTTGGTATAGAGTACCCGGCAGAGATGAAGCATGGAAAGAAGATGCGCTTGCCTCTATAGGATGGAATTATGAACAGTTTAACCAAGAATTCGATTGTTCGTTCATCGGTAGTACTAGTACACTTATTTCGGGCCAGACACTGAAAAACTTGTCGCACGAAACTCCTATAGAAGAAAGAGATGGGATTTTTCAATATGAGAAACCCTCAAGGGACAGATCATATATAATGACGGTAGACGTTTCGCGTGGGAAAGGATTGGATTATTCTACGTTTAATATATTTGATGTGACTGAAATGCCTTATAAACAGGTATGTATTTTCAGAGACAATTTTATAGGCCCTGTTGATTATGCATCAATTATCTTCAGGATGGGTAAACTCTATAACGAATGTGCTGTGTTAATAGAAATAAATGATATTGGCGAACAAGTTTCAGATGTATTGGCAATGGACTATGGTTATGAAAATATACTTTACACTGAAAGCGCAGGTAGGAGCGGAAAAAGAATTTCTGCCGGGTTTGGCAAAAATGTTGACGGCGGGATAAGAACCACAAAAACAGTAAAATCTGTAGGCTGTTCTATCTTAAAGATGTTAATAGAACAAAATCAACTTTTAGTTAAAGATTACAACACCATACAAGAACTTTCTAGATTCTCGCGCAAGGGCTCCTCGTATGAGGCTGAATCTGGCGCTCATGATGATCTCGTTATGAATCTAGTCATTTTTGCTTGGCTTTCAGATCAGACATATTTTAGAGACTTGACAGATATAAACACCCTTATAAAATTGAGAGAAAAAACCGAAAAGGAAATAGAAGATGATCTATTGCCATTTGGGTTTATTGATAATGGCGGCCCCTCAGATGACAGCAGCCTAAGACCAGGGTTTCAACCTGCTATCAGTTATGATACACCCTGGTAAAAACATATTCTTTATAAATAATCATAGAAACTTGAAATAATTTTAATTTATAAAGGAGAAAAAAATGGCGTTTTCAGTAAGTCCTTCCGTCATTGTTCGTGAAATCGACGCCTCTGCTGTTGTTCCAGCTACAGCAACCCCACCCGGTGCTATAGCTGGTGTTTTCCGTTGGGGTCCGATAAACGAACCAATTTTAATAACTTCAGAAGACAGATTGGTCGAGAGATTCGGCAAACCGACGGATTTAAATTCCGAGACATTTTTTGTTGCGGCTGATTATCTAGCATATTCTAATTCGTTGTATGTTGTAAGAGTAGAGGATGGAGCAAATACTGCTTCCAGCACACATTTTACAGCAAAATACCCAGGCGAGATAGCAAATTCAATAGAAGTTTCATATGTAACTGCAAACGATTTCGAAGAATCCATAGCAGATATTGGCGATCTGACAGGTACCATTGAATTTAATTCAAGTACGATTGCAATGCAGAGTACAGTAGATTTCTTCGCTGAATTTGAAGAAAATGATGTATTGAGAATAGGCAACGATTCTGTTGGATATCAAAACTTGTATGTCGAATCGTTTACAGATAATAGTACTGCAAATACAGGCATATATGATTATGTTGTCACATTTGCAAATAGATATACTCTTTCACAACTTGATTTGGCAAATTTAAAAATAGAAAGAAAATGGGGATACTCTGATCTATTTGGCAGGGCACCTGATGCCGACAACATGCATATCATTGTTAAAGACGTTGACGGAGGTATCACAGGGAACTCGGATACTGTTTTAGAAACATATGAAAATGTGTCTGCAACGAGTACAGCAAAACTACCAGATGGCACCACAAATTATTATGTAAATTTATTGGAAAATAATTCTCAGTGGGTGGAAGCAACGTCAACTATTATAGATACTTCAATAACATCAACTGAATACGAAATGCTTGTCGGCGGGTCGGATGGTGTTGGCGAGGATTCAAATGAATTATTCGGCGAATTGGCTCAAGGATACGATAAATTTTCAGACGCCAAGGAACTGGATATCGCATTTGTGCTGCAAGGCAAAGGAAATACCACATTAGACGGTGCTGGTCTTCCTCTATTCGCAAATCTTGCAAATTACATTATTTCAAATGTCGTTGACAACAGAAAAGATTGTGTTGCATTTCTATCACCTCCAAGAGAAGCAGTTGTGGATCCCGCGAACGCCAATACCAAGATGAATCGCTCAATTGCGTATAGAAATAAAATTCAATCATCATCATACTGGTTTATGGATAGTGGATATAAATACCGCTACGATAAGTACAATGATGTATACCGTTGGGTACCGCTAAACGGTGATGTAGCTGGTCTTGCTTCAAGAATAGAACCTTGGGAATCGCCGGCGGGTTATAGAAAAGGTCTTATTAAAAATGTTGTGAAGCTTGCTTTCAATCCAAATAAAGCACAGAGAGATCTTCTATATGGTTCTGATATAAATTCCGTTATTGCTCAGACGGGACAGGGTATTCTTCTATTCGGTGATAAAACCGGTATTGGAAGAGCAAGTGCATTCGACAGAATAAATGTCCGCAGATTGTTTATAACCGTCGAAAAGGCAATTGCCACCGCCGCAGAATCATTTCTATTTGAATTTAATGATGAGTTTACACAAAATCAATTTAAAAATATCGTCGAACCATATTTGAGAGATATTCAAGGCAGAAGAGGCATAATTGATTTTAGAGTTGTTTCTGATAACACTGTAAATACTCCTGATGTAGTTGACCAAAACAGATTTAGAGCAAATATTTTCATCAAACCGGCAAGATCAATAAATATCATTGAGCTTACCTTTGTTGCCACAAGAACCGGCACCGAATTTGATGAAATTGTTGGTCAAATAACTTAATAAATATCAAATAAAAGGAGACGAAAGTAAATGCCCTTTAACATAAACGAGTTTAAATCACAGCTTGTTGGTGGCGGTGCTCGTCCAACTCTTTTTCAGGTTCAATTGGCAAATCCGATTGAACCTGCGGCAGATATAAAGGTCCCGTTCATGGTCAAGACTGCTGCATTGCCTGCATCTAACTTGGGGTCTTATACTGTTCCGTATTTTGGAAGACAAGTAAAATATGGCGGAGATAGGACATTTGAGGATTGGACAGTAACAGTAATAAACGATGAAGATTTTGCGGTAAGAAATGCTTTGGAAGCATGGTCTAATGCAATAAATTCACATGATAGCAATACCAGAGCATTGCCTCAGAGTTATAAATCAAATGGTATTGCGACACAATATGGTAAAAACGGTTCTGTGCTTAGAACCTATGTGTTTGAAGGTCTGTACCCCGTGACGGTCGATTCAATTCCTTTGTCATGGGAGACAGTAGACACGATAGAGGAATTCGGCGTTACCTTCCAATACGATCTCTGGAGAGTAGAAGGTTCCACCGGAACACCTACTACATGATAATGAAAAATAAAGGATGAATTTAAGTGCGTATTTTTGGATTTGACGTAAAAAGACCAGAAGATGAAGAAGAAAACGGCACCCCCGTCTCCTTTGTGGAACCGGATAATGATGACGGCGCCATTACCGTAGGAAATGCCATCGGCGGCTCCTACGGGATGATGTTAAACATGGAAGGTTCTGCAAAGACAGAATCCGAATTGGTGACAAAATACAGAGGAATGGCTATGCAGCCTGAAATAACTCAGGCGGTAGATGAAGTTGTAAATGAAGCAATTAGCATAGATTCACATGAAAAGGTTGTTGAAATTGTTCTGGACGACGTTGAGGTACCTGATAAAGTAAAAGAAAAAATATCCGAAGAATTTGATAATGTATTGAGTCTTTTGGACTTTTCAAACAATGCATATGATATTTTTAATAAATGGTATGTAGATGGTAGATTAAATTACCATATAATGATAGACAATGAAAATCTAAGAGAAGGCATAAAAGAATTACGATACATCGATCCTAGAAAACTTCGTCTAGTTAGAGAACTTGATACCCAGGGCAGAGACAGCCATTCTGGTGTTCAATTGAAAAAAGTGAAAAACGAATATTACATGTTTTCTGATAATGGTTTTGGAAGCACAAAAACCTCTCAGGTAGGCGAAACTACTACGGGATTCAGAATAGCAAAAGGTTCAATCGCAAGAATTACTTCGGGGTTGATGAGTGAAAACAATTCCCTTGTTTACAGTCATTTACACCCTGCAATAAAACCCCTTAATCAGTTGAGAATGCTAGAAGATGCTACTGTAATCTATACTCTTACAAGAGCACCGGAAAGAAGAATTTTTTATATAGATGTGGGTAACTTGCCGAAAGCAAAGGCAGAGCAATATCTCCAGGATATGATGGCGCGCCATAAAAACAAATTGAGATATGATTCTAGCACCGGTGACGTAACTGATACAAGAAAATTCATGACAATGACCGAAGATTTTTGGTTTCCTAGAAGAGGCGGTGAGAGATCAACAGAGGTTGATTTGCTTGCAGGCGGTTCTTCCGCTGCTCTCAGTTCTGATGAAAATATGCAATACTTCCAGAGAAAACTATATAAATCCTTGCGCGTGCCAATTTCTAGACTTGAACCTGAAACGATGTATACATTCGGCAGAGTATCAGAAATAACAAGAGATGAATTGAAGTTCAGTAAATTTATTCGTAGATTGAGAATAAAATTTTCTGGCCTATTCGATATACTCCTTGAGAGGCAGCTTGTATTGAAGGGCATTCTTGACCCTGATGAATGGAAAAAGATTAAAAATTCTGTTCGTTATGACTTTATGAAAGACAATTATTTTGAAGAATTGAAAGAAGCAGAAATACTCCGTGAAAAGATGACAACACTCAGAGAAATAGAAGATCATGTCGGTACATATTTCTCAAGAGATTGGGTTACAAAAAATGTTCTATATATGAATGATGATGAAGTGAAAGAGATTAAAAACCAAATAGCCGATGAAAAAAAATCCGGCGAATATGATGAACTAGATCCAATACAATAAAATAGAAGAGGCAAAAATGAAATCATTCAAGAATATACTTTCCGAAGTTGCTCAGCCAAAGGCAGGCGACGAAATCAACTTCAAAGCAAAACACGAAATAGAAATGTATGACTATCCTGTTGATGTTGATGATCAGTTTACGTCAGAAAAGGGAAAGACAAAACCTCGCCGCGCAGATTATGCAAAAAGAGATGATATGAAGGTTTACGAGGAAATGGATCCTGTTGACAAGGATGCCGTTAAAAAGCCATTTAAAATGCGCAAGGACAAAGATATCGACAATGACGGTGATGTGGATTCATCTGACAGATACCTACACACTCGTCGTGTAGCGGTCACTAAAGCGGTGAAAAAAATGAAAGAAGCTGCTAATATTACCGAGACATATGCAATATACTATAAAGGTTCTGTATTTGATAGATTTAACAGCAAAGCAGAAGCAGAAGATGCAATGACAGGAATGAATTTATCAGCATCCGAAAAGAAAGATTATAGAATAAGAAAAGTTTCAGGTAAACCATCTGGCATGACAGGCAAGATGATGAAGGAAGCCGCTGTTTCGAAGGCCCAACAAAAATTAATGGGCATGGCACTCGCATACAAGCGTGGTGAAATGGATGACGCTTCTGATGAGGTCAAAGAACTAGCGAAGAGCATGTCAGAGAAAGATTTGGAAGATTACGCAGAAACAAAGCACAAAGGTCTGCCAAAAAAGGTAAACGAAGACGCATGGGAAGAAATCCCGATGATGACTCGTCAGTTGCAGTTCATCGAATATGCATCAGAAGAAATATCAGAATATCTAAATGACTGTGATGAAATGTGTGTGGATCCAGAAGAATGGTTCCAAAATAAACTCGCACATGTTCATGGTCAAATGAGAACTCTTCATGCATATGTTAAAGGTGAGCCTCGTATGAGAATGTATGGCGAAGAGACTGAATTGAGCGAGGCGAAGAACGAATTGGTTGCTAAATATATGAATAAAAGTGGCGACAACACGCTGTATTATGAAATATATGAAATGCCAAACGGGAATTATACATCAACGATTACAAATCAAAATGGTGTAAATATGTCAGCGAGTTCTATCGATCTAAAAAGCAGTCATGCCAATGCTAGAAAAAATGTCGATAGAACAACTATGTTCTACGATCAAGACGGTGATAAAGGTGCGCTAAAGCATCTAAACAATTTACTACCTGGTTGGAAAAAAGCAAGCGTGAATGAAGAAACCGATTTGGATGAAGCAAAGCAACCTATTGCATACAGAACATTTGCAATGGGTGCCGATAGAGTTGGCAAAAGACTTGCACAGCTTGGGGCAGATGTAAAACGAACCCAGGATGTAAGCAAGGAAGATATTGTCGGCGAAATGAAATCTATAGAGAAAGAATTTGATAAACTTTCTAAATCTGCAACAAAATTACCTATAAATGAATCCTTGGAATTGGACGAGATCTCAAAGAAGACTCTCGGCTCATACGTCAAGAAAGCTAACGTGAGCGCTATGGATCATGCAAGAAAATCCGGCGAATACAATAATCCAGATCATCTAAAGCATTTTAGTAAAGCTATGGGTAGAATGCGTGGCGTTGATAAAGCTACTGATAAACTTGTTACTAAAGAGCAAGTTGAACTTGACGAAGCATTCAATCAAGGGTCAGTGAAACTCAAGGATGGTTCAACCGTGGATATTTCCAAAAAGGATGCTGAGCTTCTTAATCAAATGATGAAGGATCTCAATGCAAAAAATCGCAAGGAAATGCAAAAAGTTGCCATGAAAGATGAAGCAGGTTTTGAGGAAATTCTAGGATTTGCGAGAGAGGCCCTTTAAATGATCATAAAGCCTCTTTCATCTGAAATTTCATTTACTGCTGCAAATACAGTAAATGACTCATATCTCGTGAGAGTATATGCATCAGCAGATTCAGTGGTTACAATTGCAAACGGTGGGGGTACTATAGGTACCTTCACTATGCCTGCAGGATCAATTGAATTTGTAGAAAAAAATAAAACAGATACCGTAGCAGGGACCACTACTTTGCTATGCACTCCAGTTTCATACAAATCATAAAATTAATAAATAAAAGAAAAAGGGTTTTTAAATGAAGCTAATAACTGAAATTTTTGAGGAAGATTGTGAGATCTTAAAAGAAACAACTGAAGACGGGAAGAAAAATTATTATATTCATGGCATTTTCATGCAATCCGATACAAGAAACAGAAACGGTAGAGTATATCCTGGCTCTGTTCTTGAGAAGGAAATGAACCGTTATAATAAAGATTTCATAGAGACAAAAAGAGCCCTTGGCGAATTAGGCCACCCAAATGGCCCGCAGATCAACGGCGATAGAGTCTCACATTTGATAACTGAAATGCGCAGAGAAGGATCTAATTTCACCGGCAGAGCAAAGATAATGGGAACTCCTATGGGTGAAATAGTAAAAACATTTATTGATGAGGGCGTGAAGGTTGGCGTTTCTACCAGGGGTCTTGGTTCTGTAAAGGCAGGTAGAGATGGCATCATGGAAGTTCAAGACGATTTTCATCTTGCAACGGTAGACGTTGTTACAGATCCCAGCGGCCCAGATTGTTTTGTAAACGGCATTATGGAAAATACTGAATACTATTTTGATATTGCTACTTCTTCCTGGAAACCCAACGGTGAAGTTGCAATGACATCTGATATAAATATGATTGATAACTCTTCGCTAGAAGAAGCAATGACACGCATACAAATGCTCGAAGATACCATTAAAGAGATTAAACAATCATTTTCTAAGCCTTCTGTGAAGCTGGATGAGAAAAAATCTCTTCAAATCTTTGAAAATTTTATCAAGACATTGAAATAATCATATCTGTGAGTTTTACGAGTTGGTACATGCGGGTGATTTTGCCTTAATATACAAGCAAAAATGATAAAATTATAAATAAAATTGAATGAAATCAAATATAGGAGTATTATATATGTCCGATGAATTAGAGGAAAAATTCGTTTCTGATGATGGTGTTTCAATGGCAGCTGAGCCAGTCACACCTGAAGGCGGCGAAATAAAGAAAAAGAAAGCAGACGTAAAGAAAAAAGTCGATCCTAAAGCCGACGATTTAGAAATGGCTGAAGAAATGAAAGACGACGAAGATGAAAATGAAGAAGAAATGAAAGACGAAATGAAAAAGTACGACAAGATGAAGGAAGATATTTCTTCTGATGAATCCATCGCTGCTCTTTTCGAAGGCATGGACATTTCTGATGATTTTAAATCCAAGGTTTCCACTGTTTTCAATGCCGCTGTAAATGAAGCGGTCGCAAATAAAACTGCAGATTTGACAGAAGAACTTGAATCACAATTCGAGCAACAAATGACTGAATCTGTAAACGAAGCAATGGGTGAAATTGTAGAAAATCTCGATGGTTACCTTGATTACGTTGTTTCTGAGTGGATGAGTGAAAATGAAGTTGCAATCGAATCTGGCGTAAAAGTCCAGATGGCAGAATCTCTCATGGATGGTCTGAAATCACTATTCGAAGATCATAATATTGATGTCAGCGAAGAAACTTTAGACGTTGTTTCTGGCCTTGAAGAGCAGATTGTTGAACTCGAAACAGAGACAAACAAAGCAATTAGCGAAAACATTGAGCTTGAAAAGGCTATTGCAGAGCTAAAAGCGCAAAATGCCTTTAATGAGCTTGCCGAGGATTTGACTATTTCTCAAACTGAAAGACTAAGAACTCTTTCAGAAAAGCTAGATGTTTCAGATTTGGATTCTTACATTTCTGATGTAAAGACCTTGAAGGAATCTTTTTTCAGGGAAAATGCACCTGCAGTGACTGAAAATCTTGATGAAGATGAAACTGAGATTCTTACTGAGGAATCAGAACAGAAATTCAGTTCGCCTTATCATTCAGTGAATGCTATCGTTCAAGCACTTAATAATAAAAACAAATAAGTGAATTTTTCAACTTTATAAATAAACTTATAAAAACTAATAAACAAGGAGAGACAAAAATGAGTCTATCAAATAGAGAATTGGTGCAAAAATGGGGTCCTCTTTTGGAGCACGATACATTTACACCAATTGGAGACGACCACAGAAAAAACGTCACTGCGACCATTCTTGAGAACACTGAAAAGGCTCTTATGGAAGATCGCACAAGCGCTTCTATGAGTTCACTTCTCATGGAAACACCAACAAACGCGGCTGGCACTGGTGGCTTTGGCGCTGGTTCAGACGCTGCTGGTCCTACTGCTGGTTACGACCCTGTTCTCATCAGCCTCGTTCGCCGTGCAATGCCTAACCTAATTGCTTATGATATTGCCGGTGTCCAGCCAATGACTGGTCCGACCGGTCTCATCTTCGCAATGCGCTCCAAGTACAATGCAATGTCTGGTAATACATCATCAGAAGCATTTTACAACGAAGCAGATACAGACTTCTCTGGTACAGGTACACACGAAGGTACTACAGGCGATGCAGCTACTGCAAACACTGGTACTGGTATGACCACTGCCGCTGCTGAAGCTCTTGGCACAACAGGCAATGAATTTGCGGAAATGGCATTCTCAATCGAGAAAGTTACCGTTGCTGCAAACAGCCGCGCATTGAAAGCAGAGTACACAACTGAACTTGCACAAGACCTTAAGGCAGTGCATGGTTTGGACGCGGAAAGTGAACTCGCAAATATTCTCTCCTCTGAGATTCTTGTCGAGATCAACCGTGAAGTTGTTCGTACAATTTACAACACTGCTGTTACAGGTGCAGCAAACACTGCCAACGCTGGTATCTTCGACATGGACGTTGATGCAAACGGTCGTTGGAGTGTTGAAAAGTTCAAGGGACTGATGTTCCAGATTGAACAAGAAGCGAATGCGATTGCGAAATCCACTCGTAGAGGTAAGGGTAACATTGTTATCTGTTCCTCTGATGTTGCTTCTGCACTTCAAATGGCTGGCGTACTCGATTATACTCCTGCTCTAAACAGCAATGCTCTAAACGTTGATGATACAGGTAATACTTTTGCCGGTGTTCTTAACGGTCGCTACAGAGTATACATCGACCCATATGCAGGTTCAAACTACGTAGTTGTAGGCTATAAGGGTTCCAGCGCATTCGATGCGGGTCTCTTCTACTGCCCATATGTTCCGCTACAGATGTACCGTGCTGTTGGTGAAAATAGCTTCCAGCCGAAACTTGGCTTCAAGACCAGATACGGAATGGTTGCAAATCCATTTGCTCAGGGTGCTGACCAAGGTCTTGGTGCTCTTAATGCAAATACCAACGTCTACTACCGCCGCGTGCGTGTTAACAACTTGATGTGATACATATTTGTCACACATAAAAGAACTCAGAATCAACTGAGTCAACTCAGGCGGGGCTTCGGTCCCGCTTTTTTTGTTTACCATTCTAAGGGGTAAACTTCTAGCTTATGTATTTCTTTAGATTCAAGGCAGGCCTGAACTTGTGTGCTAGGAAATTTTTATTATGTATTCCTTCACAATCTATATATTCATAAAGAAACTTTACGAGCTTATCTTCTGTCAAGTATGGCGGTTCCACATCAGATTTCCAACTCATTTTACCTTTGCCCGAGTAATTACAGTCTGTTTTACCCCGTTGTATTCTTTGTGCTCCTTTACAGTGAAATCCATGTTGTATGTTTTACCAATTTCAAAATCTTGCTTTGAAGTAAACCAAACAACCTGATTGCCTTCGCCTTCTGTAAAGTTATAGATATATTTTTCGCCGTATTGCCCGCAACCAAGATAAATTTCCTTGGTAAATTTCAGTGCAATGCCTTTGCCACGTTGCTTTACAGTGCCTACATATTCAGAAATTTCACCTTGCTCTTTGATCTTTGCTTGCTTGGTTTTTTCACGAAGAATGTGATTCACACCAGATACCGCAAGACCAAGATGACGACGTGAGATATAATCTTTTTTCAGAATGATCCGGACGTTGTCGAGATATTCAGAATTGAAAAAATCAGTACCCTTGAAGTATTCGATTGTCTCTTCTGCAAGCAATTTATCCTGATCTTCAATTTCAACTGGTTTATGCTTAGAGTTCGGGAAAAGATCGAGTTCTACCATTGAAGCAGTAGAAATTTTACCCGCAGCGTAATCTTCATTGGATTTTGCAAGCCACCCGTAATTGCGAATATTAGCAGCGGCGATATGCATGACTGTTTCAGTACGCAGGGAATATTCGCCGCCGCCTGTATAGAACTTTTCTTTCTCTTCCTCGCAGGCAGCTTCTGCATCTTCGATCCAAGATGCACGAGCCGTAATTTCTTGGGGATTATCACATCCGGTAAAGTCACGCAAACATGTCCGACCGATAGCAAGTTGTTCTCCTGTATTGTTATCTACAAAAACAAAAACATCGTTGCGAACACGGTTATAACCACAATGGTCACACTCATTTACCATTGTGCGGAAGCGAGAGTCGAGATCAACACCAGTGATGTTGTGGATGATATTTTCATCGCCCATCAATTCTACTTTAGCAGCGAATGTATAATCGCCGTATTTAGGAGCTTCACCGAACACAGTAATGTCTACCATCTCAACGGATACGCCTTTGCGCTTTTCGAACATGAAACGGCTGCCGATTGCATAAGATACAAGTTCGGTACCGAATTTATTTGCTTTTTTAGCAAGTTTATCAAGGCGTGTCGTGAGTTTGTTCAGTCGAGCAGCAGGAATTGAAAATGTATGGGCAGTCATGTCGGCATCCTTTTGGCGTTATAAGTATTTTATATACCAAACACGAACAGATGTAAACCATAAAATGTGTTTTTATTTTAATAACAATTCAACTGTCATGTATGATGCAAAATCATCATATCCATTTTTGAGATTGAAGATCGGTATATTATAGTCCTTCGCCATTCTAAGAGCTTGCCCTGTACCGCCACTTGCCTTACCATCTTTGGTCCAGCATAGGATAAAATCAACCGGATCATTTAAATCGGGGCCTAAAACTTGATTTGAATTCCTTGACATCAGTTTTCTGCCAGCTTGTGAAAGGCGAGAAAAATTCGGATGGTACTTTTTAACCAAATCTAAATTTTCTTGTGGCGCGAAGTACTGACGATTATCAGCTTTTTTACCGTTAAATCCATCCCATGGTAAGAATATTTGCTTGTATTCAGCCCCAGACTCGAAAGCATCATCAGATCCCTCAGCACCTCCCGATCTAAGACAGTAAGAAGATCTTGATAATCTCTGTGCTATCAAGGTCATGTTACGTTGAACATCTATGGGTGTTCTACGGGATCCAATGCCGGCATAGTACTTAAAGCGCATCTTTAATTGTATCCTGCGTTTATTTCAATGCTTGAGGTTTGACAGTTTAAAAACAATTCCTCGACAGTATTTTTCGCCATCTTCCATCACATCAAACGTCACGTGTGGAATAGATGTTCTGTACGTCCAAGAATATTCTGGTTCTATACACCAAACTGGTTCAATTATAACAGCATTGTCTAACAGTCTTTCATAATAAGGACATCTATCATCTTCGCATTCATTTTCAATAATGCCATTTGAATCCAGATAAATTATATCTACTCCGAACTCATCGCTAATGGCACCGTCAAATTCAATGAGATCATCGCTTGCGCCATATACA